CTACCCCGGCCACGTTGCGGAGGACACCGGCCGCGTCCCCGCGCAGGAGACCGAAACCCACGGCAGCGCAGCGGCCGGGCGCTGCCCCGGCGCTGTCCCCGGAAGCGGACAGCAGAGAAAAAAGGAGACATGAGTATGGAAAACATCCGCATGGACCTGCGCCTGTTTGACGCAAACACGCAGGTGACCACCCAGCAGAGCCTGACCGAGGAGATGAAGACGTTCTACTCGGACTACCTCATCGACGCGGCCGAGCCCGAGCTCGTGCACGACCAGTTCGCGCAGAAGCACCCCATCCCCGCAAACGGCGGCAAGACGATCCAGTTCCGCCGCTTCGCCCCGCTCGGCAAGGCGCTGACCGCCCTGACCGAGGGCGTGACCCCCGACGGCCAGAGCCTGAGCATGACCACCGTCGAGGCGGCCGTGCGCCAGTACGGCGGTTACATCCAGATGAGCGACCTGCTGCTGCTGACCGCCATCGACAACAACCTCACCATGGCCACGAAGCTGCTCGGCGCGCAGGCCGGCCGCACGCTCGACACCATCACGCGCGAGGTGCTCGTCGGCGGCGACAACGTGCAGTATGCCGACGAGTCCGTGTCCGCGCGCTACCTGCTGCAGGGCGGCAATGCAAATGCGGCCGACAACAACTACCTGACCGTCGACTGCATCCGCCGCGCCGTGCGCGCGCTCAAAAACGCCAACTGCCGCCGCATCGACGGCGCGTTCCCGGTCATCATCCACCCCGACGTGGCCTACGACCTCATGAACGACCCGAAGTGGCTGGCGCCGCACCAGTACGTGGACACCGAGCACATGTACGAGGGCGAGATCGGCAAGATTGAGGGCTGCCGCTTCGTAGAGAGCACGGAGGCGAAGATCTTCCACGCAGAGGATCTTGCCAGCGACAGCCGCACCCTGCTCACGAACGGCGCAGTGAGCGGCAAGACCACCTTCTCGTTCGACGGCGGCACGGTCAAGTCCGGCGCGCTCGTCGGCCGTCAGGTGCTCATCGGCAACGCATGCGTGACCGTCACGGCCAACACCGCGAACTCCATGACCGTGGACGCCGCCGTCACGGCCGAGGACAACGCCATCATCTACCCCGGTGAGGCCGGCGCGCAGGGCCGCGACGTGTACGTCACGCTCGTGCTCGGCGCCGACGGCTACGGCACGACCGAGATCACCGGCGGCGGCCTCGAGCACATCGTCAAGCAGCTCGGCTCCGCCGGTACGGGCGACCCGCTCAACCAGCGCGCGAGCGTCGGCTGGAAGGCCACGAAGGTCGCCGTGCGTCTCGACGACAGTGCCATCCGCCGCATCGAGACCTGCAGCACCTACACCGAGTAAGAAATCCACCCCGTGCCTCCCGCCCACGCGGCGGGAGGCACCCATGCACACAAGGAGGAATACACTATGGCAACCAGAAAAAAGACCGACCGCACCGCCGCTGAGGCCTGGCTGAGCGAACCCGTGACCGTACGTCTGTTCCGCGACAACGGCAGCTATAAGGAGGACAAGGTCGTGACTGTCAACGGCGAGACCGTGCGCATCCCGCGCGGCGAGGACGTGACCATTCCGCGCCGCTTCGCGCTCGTGCTCGCCCAGGGTGAGGCACAGGATGCGCGCACCGGCGCACTCATCGAGCGCGAGACCGCCCGCTTTGCCGCCGAGAGCGGCGCGCTGGGGCTCTGACCATGGCGACGCTTCAGCAGGCGCTCACGCGCATCGACGCCATCTGCCCGAACGCGTGGGACGAGACGGCAAAGCTCCTGTGGCTCAACGAGTGCGAGAGCATGATCCAGACGCGCATCCTCGGCACGGCGCCCGAACAGTGCATCACCTACGACGCGGACACCGACCGCAGCACCAAGCTGCTCGTGCCCGCACCGTTTGACCGGCTGTACGTGTACTACGTCATCGCCATGTGCGACTATGCCGCGCATGAGACGGCGCACTACACCGACAGCATGATGCTCTTTAACGCCGCGCTCGACGAATACGCCAAGTGGTACCAGCGCACGAACGGTGCCACAGCCTCAACGCCGGGGCTGGTCAAAGAGATCGCCGCCAACACCAAGGCACGGCACACGCACAAAAATCTTGCGGTGCTTGACGGCATCACGGCGGGAAAAATGGCAGCCTGGAACGCGAAGGCGGACAAAGCGGCCGCAACGCAGAAATCCGACGGCCTGATGTCGGCGGCGGATAAGCGCAAGCTCGACACCGTTGAGGCGCACGCCAAGGATGTGGACGTGGACGACACGCTGTCGCCGGTGTCCACGGCAGCGATCATGAACAAGACCGTGACGGCGGCGCTGAACACGAAAGCCGGTACGGCAGTGGCGACCACGTCCGCCAACGGTCTGATGTCCAAATCGGATAAAGACAAGCTGGACGGCGTGGAGGACGGCGCGACCAAGACCATCGTCGACGACGCCATGTCTGACACATCTGCCAACCCTGTGCAGAACAAGGTGGTCATGAAGTACATCGACAGCCGCGGCACTCTTCCGCCAGTCAGCACTCAGAACGATACGATGCTGATTCAGGTCGTGAACGGAGCCTATGCGCTGCGCACCAAAGAATCCATCTTCCCTGTCGATGACGCGCTGGACACCGAGTCCAAAAACGCCGTGGAGAATGGCGTCATTGCACGCACCCTTGAGGTAATTCAAGGGCACACGCAGCTTGCCAACGGCACACGTGATGGCCTAATGTCAGCGTCGGATTACACCAAACTGCGCAACATCGAGTCTGGTGCGACGAAGACCATCGTGGACGCAGCGCTTGACGCGACCAGTACGAACCCTGTCCAGAACAAAGCGGTCAAGGAAGCGCTGGACGGCAAAGCCGGAACGGCAGTAGCTACCACGTCCGCCAACGGCCTGATGTCGGCTGCGGATAAGACCAAGCTCGACGGCGTGGAGGCGGGTGCAAACAAGACCGTCGTGGACGTGGCACTGGATGCAGCGTCGGAAAACCCCGTGCAGAACAAGGCCGTCAAGGCCGCGCTGGACGGTAAACTCGATAAGACGGACGGCACACTGACCGGCAACCTGCGTGTCACGGGCGCGCTGTTTTCGGGCGACGGGCTGTCATTCGGTACTGGCGAAAATATCCACTTTACGAAAGCGGCGGACGACGCGGGAAAGCTTGCGCATGGCACGGCTGGCGTCGACGATACGGTTCCGCTTGCCCGCCTGAAAGTGGCTGCCCCGACCGAGGATGACGACGCGGCTACTAAGGCGTATGTAGATGGCAGGGCTGCCGGGACTGGCGCGGTGCGATACGACGCGGCGCAGACACTCACCGGCGCGCAGAAACTTCAAGCACGTAAGAATGTCGATGCGGCTGGTGTTAATATGCCGCAGTTTCAGGGCTTTTTGACACTATCCCCTGCGAGCGGAACACTTGGAGCTGGCGTTGGCCTGTCCCCGACCAGAGATGGCAATAATTTTGCACTTGATATTTCTGACGTGAATGAGGGCACACCCACAAAGCTGACCGGCGTGAAAACGCCGACCGACGCAGACACCAATGCGGCCGCGACCGTGGAATACGTGAAGGCTGCCGTTCCCACGGCCTTGAAAAACCCAAACGCACTGACGATCAAGATCGGCGGCACGAGCGTGACGTATGATGGCAGCACGGCGCAGACCGTGACGATCGCCGACGGAACGGAGGTGGCATACTGATGGCGAAGAAGCTGTATGAAGAAGCGTCTGTGCAGGACATTGCAGTAGCCATTCGAGAAAAGACAGGTGGCGCGGAAACGTATAAAGTCGAGCAGATGGGCAACGCGGTGCGCGGCATCGCTGGCAGTCCCATCGTCGATGATAGCTTAGAAAACACTGTCCAATACCGTCAGATGAACCTATCGGCGGCGGAGTTTATTGCCAATGTAGACTACAGTGAAAACGCAGGCGATTACTCCGTTACGAAGGTCACGCCGTATTACTCGGCTGCGACGGCCTACAGCAAGGAAGAACCGGATGGGTTGAAGATCAAAGTTCCGGCCAACACCGCACTCACGGTTGCACAGGGCAGTAAGACCAGAAGCGACGCGGTTTCCGGAGCTGGCGTGATCTACAACATGGAGCCGCTGAAGGCAGGGACAATCTCTTTCGGCGGTAAAATTTACAAAGTGGTGCCCGAAGGCGGTGTGCGTATGATCTACACGCCCAGCGTATGGAATGTCCGCGACCTCGGCGGTTGGGCTTGTACCGGCGGCCGTGTGAAATACGGGAAGCTGTTTAGGGGCGGCAACTTTGGCAGTATTTCCGCCGCCGACAAGGCAACGATTGTAGACTGGCTCGGCGTTGCAACGGATATCGACCTGCGCAACAACAGTGAGACCGGCGGCATTACTGTATCCCCGCTTGGCGGCAGCGTGGAATATTTCCATCAATCGCTGGATTTCTACGCCAACGCCGTCAGTACCAGCGCAGCCTCAGCGCGGACGGTAGCGGTCCTTAAAAAGGTGATGGCTTGCGTGGCCGCAAACAAACCGTGCTATTTCCACTGCGTGAGCGGTTCAGACCGGACGGGAACAATCGCCTACCTTCTGCTTTCGCTACTGGGTGTATCTCAGAGTGACAAGGATAAGGAATACGAGCTGACGGCATTTTCGGACGAGGCAGACGGGAAACGGTTCAGGAACACCAACTACAACGCCACCAACGGAAACGGGTGGTACCCGCTCATCAAATACTTCCGGGACACCCACACCGGGGAGAATGACAATGAGAAGGTGGTGACGTGGGCGGTCGCCAATGGGATTACAGCTGCAGAGATCAACGCTTTTCGCGCGGCTATGATCTCCGGAGACGCCGGAGAAGTCGTTGTGCCGCCGCAGGAGTACACTGTGACCAATACCCTCACGGGCTGCACCAGCAGCAACGCTGCAACGACCGTAACCGGTGGTGATACTTACTATGCGACCATTACTGCCAGCAACGGTTATGTGCTCAATGGCGCGACCGTCGTGGTCAAGATGGGCGGCGCGGAGGTGACGGCACTGTACTACGCAGACGGGGTTATCAACATACCGGACGTCAGCGGGAATATTGAGATTACCATCACGGCGGCGGTGTATGTGCCGGGTTATACCAACGTGCTGCCGGAAGCCGTAGACCCGAGCACTAAGAGCGGCGTATGGGACGGAAAAGGCTATCGCAATGGCGCATATGCGTCCTCGGCAAAGCCGTTCTATGGCACAGATGCGGCCTGCTGGTGTACCGGCGCTATCGCAGTGCAGCCGTCTGATGTGATCTATGTCAAGGGCGCAACGCTCGAAGGTAGCGGGCATGAGCGCTTAGGCGCTTTTTCTGGCGCTACGGGCGGCTGCTATTTCTGCAAGCAGTTTGCAACGCTATCCGGCATGGCCACGGTGACAAAGCTGGGCGACAAATACTACAAGATAGTGCTCGATCCCAGCTACGCCGACTATGGCAACATTGGCTATATCGTGTTCTCTGCTCATGGCACGGGCGATGGCGTTGTGGTGACAAAGAACGAGGAAATCTTATAATGAGGCGGAGATGAAGGAGGTAACAGCAGATGGACATCGTCGAGGCTTTTGCCACGAAAAACAAGTGCTATCAGGTAGGTGCGCTGCTGCGCCCGCAGGGGCTGATGCTGCACAGCATCGGCACGCCGCAGCCGAGCGCCGCCATGCTGGCGCGGTACTTTGACCAGTACCAGCCGGGCGGGCAGTCGGTCTGCGTACACGCGTTCGTACAGGCAGACGGCACGGTATATCAGACGCTGCCGTGGGAGATGCGCGGCTGGCATTGCGGCGGCGCGGCCAACAGCACGCACATCGGCGTGGAAATGACGGAGCCAGACGTGAGTATGTCCTATGCCGAGGCGGCCGAGCAGGTCACGGGCACGTATCGCACGGCCGTGGCGCTGTTTGCGCAGCTGTGCGGGGTTTACGGGCTGGACCCGCTGGCCGACGGCGTGATCCTCGGCCACGCGGAGGGACACCGGCGCGGCGTGGCGAGCAACCACGCAGACCCGGAATATCTGTGGAATGCCTATGGCATGGGCTACACCATGGACGGGTTCCGCCAGGATGTTTATGCAGAGATGCACAAAAATGATGAGGAGGACGATGAGGACATGATCAGGTACAACACGATCGAAGAAGTCCCAAGCTGGGCGCGGGAGGAAGCGCAGCGGCTCATCGACCGCGGCGCACTCCAAGGCGGCACGGACGGCAGGCTCGACCTGTCGGAGGACATGCTGCGCACGATGATCGTCTGCCAACGGATGATCGACGAAGCAAAGGAGACATAAATGGACAGACTCACAACGATCAAAGCGGCTGCTTCTGCGGCCGCCGCGGCGCTGACGGCATTCTGGGGCTGGACAGGCTGGCTGGCGGCCGCCTGGTTTCTGGCCATGGTGCTCGACTACGCCACCGGCAGCGCTGCGGCCCTGCACGCGGGCACGTGGAGCAGCCGCC